GTCATCAGGTTGCGACAGTCATCGAGGTTGACGTTGAGCTTCTGATAGCTGAGCTTATGGATCAGCTTGTAAGCTCGGTCGAGATGATCGTAGTTCTCTGGTTTGTCCTGAGTGCTGAACACATACTCTGTGATCTTATTTCGCATCTCACAAAACTCTAGCAAGAAGTCGTTTGGCACGAGATCAAAGAAGCAGTTCTGGTGCAGATCAATCTTGGCAATTTGAAACGATTTCAGATATGCCCTGAAAGTCTTTTGTAGCTCTGCGAAGTCTTCTTTAAGGCTCTCGGGACAGACATCTTGTAATTTTTGCCCTCCGCATCGGAGCCAAGCATATTCAATATCAGGATCTTGAACGGATCCAGTGTATTTCCATGTCTTTGAGAGTCCCGTAGGGATGCTATCAAAATGTAACTTGCCATCGGAGTAGACCCCGATGCATTCGGACTTGTCGTCCAAGGTTTGGAAGATCATGTATCCTCTCGTTCTCTTATAAGATAACTCAGTGAGCCTCGATAGTCAAATGGTTGAGACACAAATCTTTCAAAGTATTCAAGAGCAGTACGAAGATTTTTTGTTGTTGACAAATTTACAGTGTCAGTTATAATAAGATCCTGCTTCGCTATTGAATGTTTATTTTCTTCTTCTAGAAATCTTAAAATACAATATACTTTAATAAAATAATTTTGATTATATAAATTATTAATCTGTTCTAATGTATATTGCCTTGGACTTGTAATAATTGCTTTTCCAGTACAATCATCAATTTCAATAAAATCACTAGAAATTTGATTATATAAATTCAACAACTGTGAGGGTAAATTTCTGAAATATCCAGTATGGACTTTTTTATATGCCGAATTTATTACAGCATCTGTATTTCTATAACCAAATCTACTTGCAAAATCTTGCATTGCTATTGAGTCCAAATCAGCAACTATTCTCCAAGGGGCATTCATATCAACCATAAAACCAAAAGAATTACAAGCATTTAGATAATATTCAAAGTTTGGCGAACCTATAAAATCTACAACTTTTTGATTATCATTTTCATATACTAAATCAGAAATCTCTATTGATATACCATTGTTCATAACTGAGTTATACCTACTTCTAATAAAACCTGTTTTTGTAATTGGTAGTGTAGGGGCGACAGATGTAGAAAAATCTTTTAAAAATTTTATAAAATTATCAAAATTAGTAATTTTTGCATTATTGACATCTTTCACTGTCAGCATAGCAGATATCAAATTACTTAAATAGTTAGAATATGCAACCTCAGAATTTTGATATCCCTCGAATGGTTTTAAAGTTGACAAATATGGATCTGATTTTCTAATTTTTCCTGTTTGAGCCGATCTTTCAAAGTGCCTATACAGGCTATTGAATGCAAGAGCAACAAAAGACATTACTTTTACCCTTCCTGTTGTGCTATCTGATTGCCTGAGAGATTCAAACTGAGTCATAAATTCATTTGGTTCAATTGAAATATAATTTCTGTTTACTCTGCCATATAAAAACTTTTCAGCTAAATTAAAATCAACTAAGCAAGAATATCTTTGCGCCAACTGGAGTAATTCTAAATTATATATTCTAGATTTATCGTATAAATCTTGTGTTGATTCAAAGTTTGATTCTTTATAAAAAGTTGACATTATGACCTCCGCACATTTACAGAATTTTGTAACGCTTGTACTCTACATTTCTTCTGCCCTTCGTCGGGACCTTCTACATCTCTCTTATCAGTACTCCCAGGGGTTCCGTCATCTTTGATTATTTTGCCACCTTTGCTGGCAACCCACGCAGCATTAATTGATGTTTCGGCATTTCCCGGTGTAATTTCATGACTTGTTTTTGTTATCATATAATAGCCACCAATCCCAAATCGTGTTAAGTCCTCTGTGGTTGTTGGATCAAACCCCCTTGGCTCAACATATAAATACGTACCCGGAAAAGTTTGTGGGTTTATAAATGTTGTAATATTTGCGTTGTAGACTTCTCTCAATTGTTCCAAGCCATCAAAGCCTTCTTGCTCGAATCTTAATTCTTTCAGACCGGGGGTGCTAGTTTTGTCAAGTGATATGCTCTTCACTATTCCTTTGTTATCTCCAAGAACATAATGAAAAATACCATTATCTGCATCATCTTTTACATTGCCTCTATAAGCGTCTACCGGATATCTTCTACCAATTGAAAAAATATAATAATTTATCATTTCATCGATTGATCTCCTTTTTTGTGGACCAAAAGGTCCAGATATTTTTAAAATTGGAAAATTAATGGATGGAACATTGTTCAATAATAAACAATTTTGGGATGAAGAATCTGGCTGTGTCAGTATTAAATTTGTTAAATCATCTTTGCCATTGCCACCCATTATAGTATTGTAACCTAAAACTGTTGTGGAATTTAAAGAAACTTTTTGGGATGCATTTGTCGCAAAACAACCATCTGCATTTATAAAATTCTTGAGACAATCGCTGATTATGTCTTTGATAAATTTAGACAATGGATATTGCATAAAGTCTTTTGACAACACTCTTTCAGACATAAAATCTAAAAAATATGTAAGAGATATTGGAATATCTCCAATAGTACAAGATATGGCTCTATCGTTTATTGAGTTTTTACCATAAGGAGTGACTTCCATTGGACCCAGCACAATTCTTAATTTTTCAAATTGGGTTAAAGCTGCTAAGGATTTTGGATCTTTTTTGGCAGACAATCTTTTCTTTATATATTCTTCTATTGGTTCAGTCTTTTTTATAGTGCCATCTAATATTTTCTTCATATAATTTGTTTCCAAAATATCTCTAGATTTGCCTAGAGATATTTCAACATTAGACATAACTGCTTGTATTAAATCTGATAGATAAAAATATGCTGTATTTTTCACTAAATCATTATTTGTTACGAGAGATAACCTATATTGAATTTTATCAAAGTTTCCGCCGGCTGCCTTTACCCCCGCTGCTGCCGCCCCAACCGCAGCATTAACAGCAGTTTCACTTAAAGAAGTTTCGCCAGTAGCTTTTGGTTCTACAATATAACCGTTGTCAATTGGGTTTGAAAGCCATTTTCTAATATCATCCTTTGGTATTGAGATATAATAGATTTTATCTTTATCTTGCATCAACTTCAAAATACTTTGTAACGCGCCACTATTCATATTTGAAACATATAACTCATCTGCTAGTTTAAATTGCGCAAAGTCAATGCCTTCTAAATCGCACCCTGATTGTCTAAAAAAGTCATATGTCATCTCTCTTGCTTTTTTATCTGCCGTCATTGAACCAAATATATCAAATTGTAGATTTGAAAAATAATCTTCAACATATGCAAGATAATTTATTGTAAACGTAACGCCCCCCGCATCATCAAAATCAAATTCGTGTATTGTAGGTGTTAAGTACAAAGTAATTGCTGATTCATAAATGGCATTCTTTTTATCCTCTGAGAGTTTTCGCAGAGTGGTATTTTGTGATGCCAACTCAACTAACACTTGTAGGCGAAAGTTTAATTTATCTAGATTTTCTCTCTCAATATCACCTAAAGAATCTTTATTTTTTAATGCCTCTTCCGTGGCTTCATCGTTGGACTTATATCTGCCTGTTTTAAGAGCCAAATCAACATATCTAAACATTCTACCCTCGGGCGATCTTCTTTCTTCAAGTAAGTCAGAGAAAGAAGGGGCGTAGATTGATAATTTTGCACTTATTGCTTTTTTAGCCGAAAATGGGTCACTTCCATCATAACTAAAATTAAAACTCTTTACGCCAACTCCGAGACCTCGCCCGCCTTTTTTATCTGCTCTTCTGTTCATATAATTTTTTAAATCTTTTGTTACATTTGTGTCAAATGTAAATTCAGTTGAAATATCTTTTCCATTATTATCAGAATCAACTTTAAAAAATCTCATATGTGGAGTTAAGAGTGATAGTTCGTGTTCTTTCAAGTCAAATAAAGCTCTTTGATAAGGACTAACTGCCAATTTGTTTGTAAAACCAAACGAATCTCCTTGAATATGGATTGGTGAATTAAATCCATTGCCGTTTACTACCATTTCCGTGTCAACACTGAAAGCTGCACTTGAGGGTGGTGCCGATGTATGAACAAAAGTGCTGCCATCATAAGGCAAGTTTAATGATCCTGACAATTCTTTTTTGAATTTAACGAGTTCTGCAAGATTCGCAAGCAAGAAACATTGTTCTCTATATATGATTTCGTCTGCGGCGACGACATCAAGTGCTGCTTTTAACTTATCGGCTTTTTCCTTCTTTTTGGCTTTAATGGCATCAAGTTCTTTTCTATCGTCGGGTCCGGCGGCTGAATCTGGATCTGCCAGCATTGCTTCAAGCTCTGCGGCTCTTTTATCCAGATCCGCATCTTCGATGGCGCCTATCTTGCCAATTTCTGCTAAATACTCGGCTTGTATTTTATCTTTGTCTGGGCAAGATTTTACTTTACTTATTAAAGCTCTTAATTCGTCTAAAGATGTTTGTATATTTTCTGGTGATTGAGTCTGTCCGGTAAAGTCTGTTATTTCTGCGGGGTTCGGTCCCGACTTGTCACCACCTTGGTAGTGTGATAATATGTCCCTAAATTGTTTATTTAATTCATAATATTTTTGAACCAAATAGTCAATTGACGCTCCACCTGCTAGATATTTTTGTTCTAATGAATCATAATTGCTTATAAAAATATTGTATGGGTCATCTTCGGTGCCGGATTCCAACTCGTAAAACGCATTTCTCAAATCACCAAAAACAAAATAATTTTCACCGAGTTTTTCATCAAGTTCACCAATATCTTTAACTTTTTGAACTTGTGGTGCAAATAAATCAACTGTAACGTCTGGGAACCTGCTTCGATATGTGATCAGAGAGGTCCAGATGGTATCACCGGGGATGGTGGTATCGAATTTAATAAGTTCTTCAAATTCAGGCTTTGCATCAAAATCATCCATGTACGCCCTAACACCAGTTGATTCTATGATGTCAGACCATTCGTCGGCGGATACATTATCTTCGTGATATTTCCTAAACTGTTCTTTATAGTCCGCTTTAATTTTGTCAAAATTCTCCGCGAAAGCCCCCAGGACCTCGCCACTGGGTTCTATCAGCGTGCTACCATCCAAGCACCAATCTTGATCTGCCATATTAAACTCCTAGGGCGTCAAGTGCTGCGCCAATGTCAAGTGGTATATCTAGGAAGTCGCCCGTGCTTATGCCGACTTCTGTTGGATAGCCGTTCCACCATGCTATAACCCACCAATATCTAACGTCTCCATAGTATTGGTGTGCCAGTTTATAGAATCTATCGCCGTAAGCCCATACATGTCCCACTGCATCGATGTTTGCTCTGTCAGATACGGTAGGGTGTCTAAGTATTGCGGTAGGAAAATGTCTAACTTTCTTTAATCCTCTCCGCTCAAGCAGTTCTTTGTAATGATCTGAATCATTTATGATTGGGTTTTGTCTTTGGTTGCGTGTTCTTGGCATTTGTGTTATCCTATTAACTTACTGTCTGTCACTTCTTGTCCATATGCAGCAGCATCTGCGGCAGTGCTGACGGCTTCGAAGTACTGCCCGGCATCGGCATTATCCAGGGCTGCGACTTGTTCTAAATTCCTGCGTTCGAGCCTATCGGCGCGACCGTCTCTACCTGCGGCTCTCGCAGCGTTTGCTTTGTTAAGAGTTCTATATGCTTTCGCTGCTTTTCTGTCTAGTTGTGCTTGTGCTGCGTGGGCTTTTCTGCGTTTTTCTTCTAATTCTGCTTTTATTGCAACTAGTTCTTTAAGGGTTTTGCCTCGCTCTATTGTTACTCTCTTCGGTTTTGTATCGCCGAGTGTAACTCCATACGGAAATAGTTCAAATTTTTCAGAATCGCTGCTATATCCCAAGGTCTGTTCATGAAGTGGCGTAAAAGATATATTGATATCTATAAGTTTTGGTAGTATCGTGTTGGGAACAACGGTTAATTTACCACGTTCTATTGGCGGACCCAGTCGATTAAAAACACCATCAGTGCCTTCTAAATTATGGTTAACGGTGCAGGAAGTTATTACTCCCAAAAGCCCTTTACCGGATTCTTTTGTGCTTTTGTAGCTACGATATAAATCTCCTAAAAGAACATTACCGTCAAAATTACTAGCCGGTTCACTTGTTAACAAGTTCATAACTTTTAATCTGACCAGTGGTGCTTCAGATAAAGTTAAAGCATTATCTAATTTGAGGTAACTTGGGTATAGCATTTGCAGTAACTTTTGAACTCTACCTAGATTCTCGTATGCTTCGCTTTCAGATGCGGCAGGTAACTTCCAGGCGAGCGTTATATTTCTGCTAGTCCCTTTATATTGTTGTATTGGATCAACCCTACCAAAAACTTCAGTAGCATTGAAATTAGGAGTGTATGTCTCATTGAATGCTGTGATGAATGCTTTAAAGAAAACATCTTGATCGTTTCTTATGTTTTGAAACGATATAACTTGTCCAGCCTGATTGGCTAATGAATCGGAACCATCAACTAGGGTGCCACCTAATTTTCGGTCTTCTGCTCCGTCGTCTTTGTACTTTCTTACATCAAACTCTAATGGCATCTATCGTCCCCCTATAACTGCATTTCTGGCTGCTCTGCCAATTGACTTCTCAACTTGGACATCAAAGAGATCGGCAAACTTCTTGTTGTCAAATCTGATATTAATCCCTGTTTCGCCACCGCCACCGTTATTATTAACTGTGGTAGAGGTGGATGCATTTCTGATTGCTGTACTGTTGGCTATGACAGGTGCGGCTGTTCTTGTTTTCATTGCGGCTCGGGCAGTTGCATCACCAATGCCTGAAATGTTAGCGGTGCCCATCCGTGCTTCGACATTTATTGTTTTAAGGTTGTCACCCATAACTTCAGTTGCATCAAGCAATGATGGTGATCTTTTCTTAGTCATTGAATCTTTGAAAGCAAAATTCAAAACTGCTAAAAGTCCTAATTTTTCAGACATAAATATTGCTGCTTGTATTATGCCAGCAAATAATTTTAATATAACAGACATGACCGGAACAAGCGCCACAAAAGTATCGGCAACCGTTACCATGATATCTCCAAGATCTCGAAAAACATCTTGAACTTCATCTTTGTTTTCTTTTACAAACTTTGTAAACTCGTCTGTAAACTCATTAAGTTTTTCAAGAAGAGGGGTGATAACAGGCATCAATTGATAAAAAGAATTCTTTAATTGATCTTGCACTGATTGGAAACTCTTTGCTCTTTCGGCAGCGGCTTTGTAATCTGCTTGTGTCTTTCCGATTTCAGAGTTCAATGCCCCAAAGTCACCACTCATCGCCATTGCCAACTCACCAACATCAGCCATACCCATTGAGTCAGCAAAGAACTTCTTCTGGTAGTATGACATTTCATCAAACGCTAGCCCCGAATCAAGTATTGAATCACGAATCATCTCAAAGCGTTCAGCGGGGTTTGTCGCTGTCATCAATTCCATAGCGTTTACAAAGTTACCACCAAGTGCGGCATTCAACTTTCCTGCTTGTGTAGCAGCGCCTTCAAAAGTATCAAACTCTTTAGTTATTGCGAGAAGTCTAGAGACCTCAATACCTGTCGTCTTTGAAACAATTGAAAGTTGCTTGAAGGCTTGAAGTGCTTCAGGACCAGAGAGTTTCTGTAGATGGCTAGCAGCGCCAGCAAAGTCTGCGCCAATCTTTGAAGTGCTAACGCCCAAGTCTCTTGCTAAGGCATCCATGGCAACCATGGTATCGGCTGCGGCGTCTGGTGTCTGACCCATTCCCTTTGTCAATGCCTGGAAGCCCTTTGATGTATCATCTGCCGACATACCAAGTTTGCCAAGAACTGCCGTTGTATCAGTGACTTTCTTTGCAGTTGATGTCGAGAGCATACTGAAGTTTGTGAATGTTGCGTTTAGAGAGGTAACAGCCGCATTAATGTCTTTTGCCTCAATACCCATAGCTCTCAATTCACCAGCATTTTGATGCATGGCATGTGCGAAGTTTTTCGACAAGCCGGTAACCTTTGTAAGTTCTCTGGCAGAGTTTTCGAGTTCCAGCGTAAACTTAGCCAATATCATGGCGGCGCCAATTGCCAATGCTATTGCTGCCAGCGCTGCTATAACTGCTGCTGATACTGCCAAAAATGTGCCCATTGCAACTGTCATTGCACCATATTTTGCTGCCATCTGAACAACAGACTTGCCTGCGGCCTTCAAACTAGTGCCCATACTACTAACAGAAATGCCACTCTCTCTTGCTTTAGTGATAAATTTGCCCACAGACTGCCTAGCACCCTTAAACTTTTCAACAACACCGCCGCCTAAACTTTTTAATTTTTTACCAAATGAGTCGCCGTCAAGGTTATCGAATGCTTTATAAAGTTTGGTAAGACTTCCTGTCATATCATAATTCATAGTTTTAACATTGGCATATAGTTCTGAATATTTTGTTTTCACAAATTCTTCAACTGAACCACCAAGCATTTTGACGCCCTTGTTGATACCACCAAAAAAGTCTCCACTAGCAAGGCTTTTTAGCATAGATGAGAAACTATCAAATCTTTTGTTCATAGCCTCAACATCTTTCTCAAAATCAGCAAATTTTTTGACTTGTTCGTTGAGTTTGATTAAATTCTCTTCACTGTCTTTAATTTGTTTCTGTAAATCCTCATAACCTTCGGCGTCTTCTTCTATGTTTTTTGCATACTTTTTTAAAAGCTCTATCCTTTCTTCTTCTAAATTTCTGGCTGCTTTTAATTTTCCAACTCTTGTGGTGGCTTTTCTTTCTTCTTCTTCTGCCACTCTAAGTCTTTTTTCTGCTTGTGCTAAAGATTTTTCTTCTTGTTTTAATTTCTCGGCAGCACGGACACGGTCTTTACCTGCTTGCCTCTCAGCGAGCCGTTCATTTTCTTCTGCTTGTTTCTTAAGAGCTTCGCGTTGCTGTTCTACAAGAGCATCTAGCGATTCTTTCAAACTGTTAAATGATTCTGATAGATCATCCATAGACATACAAGATTACCTCTCCCTATAAATAGGCTTCCTACAAAAAAGCAAAGGCACCCGATGGGTGCCTAATTTAGAAGGTTTTTGGCATTACTGGCTGGTTATGAGCAGTTAGAGTTTGCGATTTGCTTCCGCCACTAGAGGCATCTTTGATAGCCTGCGCTTCATCTTCCATTTGTTTGATCGTGCGCTTGACAAACCAGTTTCTAAGCCCTATAGGAAGGTTGTATATCTCAGAAAAACTCCAGCCACCATTATACTTAAGAAAGAAAATTTGCTCATAAATTCCTTCATTATAATCATCGGTCAGGCCAAAAAAAGTTTGCCGTAAGCGGCACCTCCATTTCTTGCGTATGACCACAATTGGTGCAAGAGAACTCTTGAGTTAAATCAACATTGGGGGTGGCTTCTTTGACAACCATTCGAAGGTGTCTTGAATCAATAGATGGCATGTTGTTGGCTACATACTGAATGGCTTTTTTAGATGTGTCTCCGTTTACACTAACAATCAAAGACTCTAGTTGTTTTGAGATCAAATTATTACCACTCATGATATTGGAGATATTTTTCTCTTCTTTACCTGTAAGCAACATAGCAACGACTGTGATTTCTGTTTTTGGGAGAATACAAGTAATGGTGCCATCTAGATTGTCTGTAACATCCATAGTGTGATCAACCTCGCCGTAGGTAACGTTAAGATGGTTAAGGTTGAAAGAGTAATCTTGCTTTGTATCACACGCAGGGCAGTTGACACTAACTGAATAGTCACTACCATAGCCAGATACTCTTGCTGCTATAATGACAGCGTTGCGATCACCAACAAGTAATGTCGCCGGATCAATCGTTTTGTCTACGATTATACTTTGTAGCAGTCTTTCAAGAGCAACACCTTTTTTCAAAAGAGTTCTCGATGTGAGAATGTCTTCTTCCTTGGCAGTCATCTGCTTGATTTCAATGCTATCTTTATTATGAAGAGGGTGCCCCTCTGGATAATATCGCCCTTGTGAGGGCAAATCCACAAACTCAGTTGGGATTACAAACGAAAAACCCTCACCACTTTGTTGTGGCGGGGGGTTCGTATCAGGCTGTTGAACGCCGCCTAGACGATCCTGATTTCTTGACAATTTACACCTCGCGTTTTATATTGTCTAAATTATACGTTGAAGAACTCGCTACCACCACCACCGGCGCGTGAAGATACGCCTTGTGGTGTTTCAACTCTTGCCCAGTCGTAACGAAGGGTAATAGAGATTTCAGTTAGCTCGGGGCTTCCATAATCAAGAGTGTCTCCATACTTGATATCTTCGATGAACGGATTCCATAGAGTCCAAGTCTCCAATGGCGCGCCGGCTGCATCAATCTGTGTAACGGTTATCGTTCCAAGAGCATTCGTGGCTTTGGATTTAGAAATGGTCCCAAGAGAAGTCACATCTGTGGGTGGGGAGTACCCGCCTGCGCTTATAATATCAGAGAAGGTTGCTGTCATATCTGGGTCAACCGGATCAACCATTGTGATAGCAATTGGGTTCCAAGTAACGCCAGCAGGGTAATAAAACGTATGGTTTAAATACTTGTGTTCTGCATTGCTTATAGCGAATGACGGCTTTTGAGCAGTCTTGGCATACCAAGCGACGGCGCCGCCTGGGGTGGCGTTAATACCGCCGAACTCTACAATAAATCTAAAATTACGCTTTGGATCTTTTTTAGTTCCTGTTTCTCCAAAGTTTTCTGACCAGAATGGCATTTGTTAGGTTCTCCTGTGTTTCATAAATAAGTAGTAGGTGGGGGCAAAAGCCCCCAATTTATCAGTCATCAAATGATGCGCCGGTTGAAGCAACGATGAAGTCGATAGCGATGTACTCGATTGCTCTAGCAGGCTTAATCATAATCTTAGCGTACACAACGTTCTGATCTACAAGGTCAGGTGTTGTGGTGCTCTCGTCTAGAATGAGACGGTAATCAGTGATACCGAACTGAGTCTTGACGTTTGCAAGGAATGGCTCAATAAGTCCCTTGAAGCGGCTCCAAGTTGCCTGGACATTCTGCTCAAAGAGAATCTGAGTAGAAAGAATGGAAATCTGCTTCTTGAGGAAGATAACCAAGCGACGTACATTGATTCTATCAAGTGCGGAAGGCTTCTCTTGTAGGGTCTTCTGTCCGAAGACTACAATACCAGTGCTCGGGAAGCTAGCGATCGGGTTGATGCGTGCTTCGTAAAGAGTGTCACGTTCCTTGGAGGTTAGTCTGCGAGAGACGCTGGTGACAGGGATACCTGCTGCGCCATCGGAAAGACCGCCTCGGTTAAAGCCTGCGGGGGCAAACCAAATTTGTGATGATCTCTCGGAACTTGCAAGGACACCCATCATCGCGACAGTGGGTGGAACCCAAAGTGACTGCCCAGTGCCTTCATCTACAGTCTGTACCCAAGGGTAGAAGGTAGCGCCGTAGGAAGAATCAATCTGGCGCTGGCGTAAGTCATTAGCAGCCTGTGATGGATCTTTTACTTGGCGTGATTGAAGGGTGCTCTTGTTTGAGTAGTCACCTTCGTGAGTTGGCAAGTAAACATCGGGAAGATCAATCAGTGCAAGGGCATCGGCTCGATCTTGACAAACATTGACCATGTGTGTAGTTAGACCATCTCGTGTTAGACCGGGAACAGTTAGTAGGTTCATGTCTACAAACTCTGGATCTGCTACTGTGTCAATTGCGCGCTTATATGTGTTAAATACATAACTTGTTTTATCAGTCACGCCTGTACCCATGTTTACGTTTGCCACTGGGTCGGGCTTGGTGATATCAAATCCATCAAATCCGCCCCAAACTGGCATTGTGAATTTATCGTACCCTAGGTCAAGGAGATCCTTGTAGGTTTTTCCAGTTAGTGAGGAGTAACTTGTTCCTGCTTTTCTAGAACCAGATGAGTAATATGCAGCGCCGGGAATAGCAGAACTGGTTACGATATCGTTCATTGTAAATATGTAACTCTGCGCAACAAGTCCAGCGCCTGAGCCGCCCCAACCATCACTTAGCCAAAGTCTATGGTAATCTTTCACTGATAGATCGGCTCTGGTGCTGCCAACTGTTCTGGTGGTCTGCATACCAAAGTAAGCGTCTGTTTGATTAGAAAGCCCACCATCAGATGCTGAGTGTCTCAGTCTTACGGATGGCCAAACTAGTGAACCCGTGAAGTTTCCAGTAGAACCAGAAAGTAATCCGGCTGCCGCCCCCCCGAGCGCAGAGCCGCCAAAAGGTATAGCCGATACGCGAATGTAACTACTTGCCACTGCGAGGTCCGTAATAGAACCGCTCCAGTTAGTAACTCCAGAAAAGTTTGGTGGACCGTAGTAACCGAATGGAATTAGTGAGTTGGCATTCTGAATGTTGCCTTCGTTAATTTCACTAACATAGACAAACTTAGACTGATTTAGGTATTCACCATACTCTCTAAGTCTTCTTTCAGTTTCGTTCCACTCGTAGTAACGATCTCCGATTCTTCTTGAAATGTAATTTGTTGATCTTGGATCAAGAGACAAGTTGTCAAACCTCTCTAAAACAACCGAGTTTGAGTCAGTATCAGTCAAGGAGCGAATTACAATAGAGAAGCTTCCAAAGTCACTTGTCTGAGTATTAGAGTAACGAATTTTTTCAATTGAAATTTTTGTGTTCTTATGTAGCCACTCGCCGTGTCCACGACCTTTTAGTTTGAACAGTTTATAAGCCTGTTCTGGTACCCAATCACTTGCGGCACCAATATCTTGACCAATTACCCAACCTGTTTGGGCTTCCTGGGTGGCAAGTCTCATGGAGTTTGGACCTACGGTACCCTTTATAATTGGAAGAATAACACCAAACATTTTTTGTGAAGCCGTGCTGGTGTCATCACTACCTGTTATTGAACCTATTCCGGGCTGTCCTTCGAGAAGTTCTTGCTCGAATGTTTCTCCAAGCCAGTAGTTGCGCTCAAGAGTGGCATCATAAAAATCTCCACCATTAACCAATTGTGGGTTGGTGTTGAAAACTTTACGAATGAACCTTTGATCTGTATCATCAAAGTTAAAGACGAATGTTTCGTTGGCTCCAGTAGAGGCTTTTGAGCCCTTGACAACAGCAGTGAATAAGCCATTGGCATCAGATTCAATAACCATTCCAAGACCTTCGGCTTTGACGAGTCCAGTAGTTGCATTAGCTAAAGTCCCTGTAAGTTGTACAGAGCAGTCCTCATCTACATACCAGACGGCACTTAGAACAGCAGTACCAAGATTGTCGCTGGCGCCGGCACCGGTTCCACAAGCATCATTAGAACTTGATGGGAATACCCAAAGACCAAAAGCGCCGCCATTACTGTCTATACTGCCACCAACATCGGCTGGGCTTTCAGTTGTTTGCCAGCCAGCCTTACCAGCAGCAGTCGCACTTGTGTGCTGTGAGCCAAGTAGTCTAACATAGGTTACTGGAGCGACAGAAGCATTAAGGAATGCTCTAGCAGCATAGGTGCCATACATTGGTGACTGGTAGTTGCCATCACGATAGACATCTCCACCTGCGGCGCCGGGGACAGTGCCTCCGTACATGGTCAGGAAGTCAGAAAATGATGCCAACTTGACTGGCTGCATTGAAAGACCGCGCGTGGCGCGTCCAACGATTACGGGACCAATCGCTTCGGGTTGGCGGGGGCGGAATGAGTTATCAATTTCGTTGATAAACACACCGGGAGATACAAATTTGAAACTTTTTACGGGCATTAGTTAATCCTCACTTTATAAGATAATGCTATATAGCATATTCAATCACAATGTAAATAGTAGCACTTAAACCAAAGAGACTTCAGGATGTCTCTAGTCCATAAAAAAGTTATCGTTTCCTGATGGAACAACGGTTTCTCTAGGGAATGCTATTTCTACAATACTTTCTTCTCTTGTCACAATAGGTCTGTCATCGCTAGCGCCTTCGCCAATGAGATAACCTAGAACTTTAATATTTATCTCGCTGGTGAACTGTCTTTCGTCCTCTCCGAGATTGGCAACATTGTTCGCTTGATTAAATCCTTGATCGATAAATGCTTCGTAAAGGTGTCCATTTCTGCGCATAACAAAAGAATTTATTTGTCCTGTTCTCGTCATAAACGGCTGTGTCAAGTCATTCATTTGCTGTTGATACTCGGTCTTAACAACGATCTTATAGTCTAGATTCACATAGATAGGAATTGGAATCGAAAGAGTCTCAATAACAACTTTTTTATTTACTCTTGGGAAGTATTTTTGTCTTGCACCGTCACTATTGGTACGGGTATTTCCAACAACAGCAAAGTTTCGCGTTTTATCTTGTTTGATACGTTTTGCTATGGTCATTCGACCAGTTCTTCCGTTTCTTTTATCAGAATATAGATGCGCCTGAAAAGAACCTTTTTGTGCGGGGTCTTTAGTGATGGCTGTTCTTTCTATTGAGATGACAGGAAGTGTTATAACCCCACCCCCATCGTCTACAGGATGTCGTAGATCATGATTATTTTTAATTTGAAAGGCGCGCTCGGGAGTCTGCCAAAGAACAGGAACCCTCTTATTGCCCTCGTTAGTTATTGTTGAGAGATCAAGGTCTTCTTTTAGCCAAGACACCATCGCGTAATCGATGTCCTCTATACGAGAAGCAAGCATACCTACTTCTTCAAGTGAAAAATCTTTTCTATCATCAGGTAGTTGTGCAAAATCAAAGTTATTAGGTAGCATCGAATAGTCCCTTACGTGCCCTCTTACAAACAGCAGAGGTTTCAAATGTTTGGTTTACTTGTCCAAATAGTTTTCTTGAGGAAGAAAGTTTTATAATCTCGTAGTATCTCTCACCGTAAAGAACAAAGTCTCCTTCGCGGACAAATAGGTTTTGGTCTTCTGTAAGCCTGCGCTTGTGAAAGTGGACAGTGATCTGTGAACTACCATCAATCCCCACCGAGTCAAGATACGAAGATCCCTCTTCATCAAAGTTAACGAGAGCAAACACTCTGACAGGAGGTAAGAAAGTTTTTTCTATTGCTTCACCGTATAGATCATGAAAGTTGGTAGATTCCATATCAATTGGGTAGTAGAGGATCTGCTGACCAATAACCTTTTCTACAAGCTCGTCATTAACTTGCTTAACGAGATCACGCTCCTTCTTACCAAGGAAGAGTGGAGGTGGAGGCGCTGCTGGTCTGGACCATTCGTTATCTGACATTTATTTATCCTACAAAGATAGGCAGCGGTGAGCGTCGAAGAGTTTCTTCTGCTGCTGTGACCTTCTCTTGATCTTTCTTAGCCAACTCGGTGTATTCAATCTCTTTCAACATGTCTGTTAGGCTTTGACGAAGATCGTCTTTTTCTTTTTGTGCCTCGGATAGAAGCGAAGAGTAGTTTAGAGTAACAGACTCGCCAGGGATTGGCACAGTCTGGAACTTGCCACGAATTTGTCCAAGCATTTCCTTACAGAGTGCAAGAGCGTAGTTGCGGATCCACTGTTTACCCATTGAGTTGATGTTGATATATGGAATATTATCAAATGGTAGCGTGTTAATGTTGTTGACACCAAGCACTCCAGTGTTTGTGTCGTCTCCTTCGCCCCAAGAGTTATCTGATATTCTAAAGCGGAACCAAATGCGATCAAGATAGCCAGAAAAGTTATCTTTTCCACGAGGAGTTGGATACAATCTCAATCTATTGTTCAAGATTTCAAATGAGTAATGAGAAGTTCTTGTGTAGAGAGCATCTTCATACATTATTGCTTGCAATTTGTTCTGCCAAGTTGGTATGACTTCAAATGTAGAATCATCAGAATACTGCCCATAGGTAGAATAATTGCCAATAACTCCCACACCACCATAGTAGCCATAGAAGCGCCACATGGCGATTGGAGAGCGATAAAAAACTTTATCGATGATGATACGAGAATCACTAATTTTACCAGCATAAGGAACGGTTACCCCGGCATCATCAACACCAGATGTTGAGGCAGCCTCTACTATTGCTTGTAGATCATAATCTTGCTGATTTTTCACTGTTGTAAACGATGCTGAATAAATACGAGTTGTTCCGCCCACCCCAGCCATCGTAGAAACACCGTCCCCAATCTTATTGGCATAAGATAGTGTTACTCTTGGGTATTGTAAGCTTGCGCTTGCAGGACCACTAACAATTTCACCTTTATGGTCAAAGGTTCCTGTAAGTTTACCAAGGGTATCGGAAAGCACATTCTTTCCCTGATGCATGTTGATAATATAAGAATATTCTAATACTGCCTCTTCATAAGCAGAATAGACATTGTTATTTGTCAATTCAATATCTACAACATCGCCGCCTAGTTTCTTGAATACATAATTTACTTGTTTTGCAGCACCAGTTATAAATTCGGCAGAGCCAGTGTACATTCCAAAAGGCACTGCCGCCGCTACATCCCCGGTAGATCCGGTTGAGGAAAGACTGATAGCGCTAGTTTGGGAGAGTGGTTGTAGATTTGTGGGCATTCATGGAGCCTCCTGTTCGTAGTAAATAGTGAAAGAACAAACAAAAGCCCCCTCATCTTGTTAGATGAAGGGGCAACATTGAAGGAGACAATATTATTTTTTATCTGTAGTCTTCTTTGCGGTAGCTCTTCTACGTGTGGAGGTTGTCTTTCTTGCTCTCGTTGTCTTCTTGGCAACAGGCTTTGCAACCTCTGGTGCCTCCACGACAACTGGCTCTTCAACAACTGGAGCAGCAACTACTACTGGCTCCTCGACAACAGGTGCAGCCTCGACTACAACTGGTGCCTGCTCAACGACAGGGGCGGCTTCTGGAGTTCCCAGAAGCGCTGCCTTCCGTGCGAGAAGTCTCGCTCTTTTCTTTCTACGACCCATTTAAATATCCTAGAACGCGCCAGTGGTAAATGCTACGGAACAAACAGCATCCAAAATAAACCAATCTGTTCCATTACACACTAAACTAACTCTACCACCGACAGCAGCCGAGTCAGGAAATTTAAGTCTTCGGTTGCTTATAGCTGCTATTTGTGCATCGGTTGCACCTAGAGAAAGTC